CCCCTCAAAGGGGTGCGTATAATATGAAGAAATTAACTAGAAGTAAATTAATCAAAAAACTAGATAGTGTATTTAGCAAATACATCAGAAGAAAAGATGCTATTGATGAGGTAGCAAAATGTGTTACTTGTGGTGTAGAAAGACATTGGAAAGAACTTCAATGTGGACACTTCCAAAGCAGAACACATTACTCTACTAGATGGGATGAGTTAAATGTAGGTGTTCAATGCATCAGTTGCAACATCTTTAAAAATGGGCAACAATACCTTTTCAGCAGATACCTAGATAAAACCTTTGGAGAAGGCACATCAAACGAATTATTTCTAAAATCTCAAACATTAGGAAAATTTACCACAAATGAAATTGAAGAGATGATTAAAAAATATAAAAATTTGCTAGATCAGTTGGATTAGTTATCTTTGAAGGGTAAATAAACTGTGGTGGTATATTTTATAGGTAGAGCAAGATCGAAAGATTCCCTGCCTAGTATCTGTTCGGAAGGGGAAAATTAATTTTTTCCTCTTTTTTTGTTTAAATAGTTTGTTATTAAATAAAAGTTTTATATCTTTACATTATTAATCAAACAAAAACAAAATGGAAAATTTAAAAGTAGGACAAAGAATAAGGTTTCAAATTGAAGGAACAAATGATGTATATACTAGAAAAATATATAGCATTTATATACCAAAATTTGGTAAATCAATTATTAAATACAATACAAAAGGAATAGATGGAGGTTATGCATCTGAAGGATTTTCAGTTGAACCACACGAAATAATTAAAGTATACTAATTCAATGGGGGGTAAAACCCCCTTTTTTTATGGAGCAAAAAAAACCAACACTATTGAACGTACTTTACGACAAACCAACAGAGGCAGGAAGAGATAGATTTTCCTTTGCGTTTTCATCAGACATAAACGATTGGATTTGTTCAAGAAGAAGAAAATACGATAAAAAAGCATACATGATTAAAGCAGAAAAAAAGCGTTCAATTTAATTTTAAAATAAAATGTTTATATTTGTTCAAAAAAACGATGGAACAAATCGTAAACATAGAAGATTTAAAGTATCAGCACAAGGTGCAGATTCAAGAATTTCAACTAATTATTTACAAGTTGGAGAATAAGATTGAGATGCTACAAGCACTCCTTCAATCTAGGGAGAATCCCGAACAGGTTAAATTTTAAAACAGAAAAATGGATATATCACTAAACCACAAACTAGCACAGATTCAAACAGAACTAAAAGTTCACAAATCACAATTCAATAAGTATGGAAATTACTATTATAGAAGTGCAGAAGATTTTACAGAGGCTTTAAAACCTTTTTTATTACCTCATGATGTTACTGTTACTTTAAAAGAAAAGTATCTTGGTGATCATGTAATAAAATCAACGGCTATAATAAGTGATGGAGTGCAAAGAATTAAGGCTACTGCAATAGTACAGGTTGACATGGATTCAAAAGTAAATATGTCAATTCCTCAAAGATATGGAACTGCTAGTTCTTATGGTAAAAAATACGCATTAGGTAATCTTTTCTTAGTTGATGACACACAAGATGATGATGCAACAAATAAAAACAAAAAACCATTGATTAAAGGCACACTTTTATATAAGCAAGTGGTAGAGGCTTTGAAAGATGGATCAAGAACTTTAGATAAGATTAAAGAAACCTTAATAATATCTGAAGAATTAGAAGTAGAATTAAATAAATTATAAATATGGGATCACTAGGAAGTTTAAATATAAGAGTAGACAAATTACCAAAAGAGAAGTTTGTCAAAGGAAAAGATGGAGCAGTTTATTGCGACATAACATTTTCCATAAATGATGATACTAGATATGGTAATAATGTGTCAGCAATGGTAAAACAAACAAAGGAAGAGCGAGATGCCAAGAAAGCAAAAGAGTACATTGGCAATGGCAAAATCTTTTGGACAGATGGAATTATTAAGTTAGCAGATAAGGATGAACTTGCTAAAAATTTAAATAGTTCTCCTTATGACAATAAAACCGAAGATAGCGGTTTACCATTTTAATATGAGGGGGATTAAGTTCCCCCTTTTTTTATAAATTACACACCACATGACAAACGAACAGTTGCAACTTATTGATAAGTTGTGTAAAATAGATACCACAGAAAAAGTAGAATATCCTCCATTAGCATTATCTTTTGGTGACAAGGTTATTCAAAGTAAAAAGGGAAATATAGTTGTTGAAATACCTCTTGGAACTTTAGGAAATTTTTCCTTTATCCAAGCACCTCCCAAAAGCAAAAAATCATTCTTTGTTAGTTTACTAGTTTCAGCGTATTTAAGGAGTAACAACTTTGTAGGCAAAATTAAAAGCCACAGAAGAGATGAGAAGGTTTTACATTTCGATACAGAGCAAGGTAAATATCACGCATCATTAGGATTTAGAAGAGTTACAGAGATGTGTGGTGTTACTGATGGTTACCATCCTTACTTTCTAAGAACATTAGGGTACGATCAAAGGATTGAGTTTATAGAACATTGCCTAAAAAATTACAAAAATACAGGTTTAGTTGTTATTGATGGGATTGCTGATTTAGTTGCTGATGTAAACGACATAGAACAAAGTAATAATTGCGTTCAGAAACTAATGAAGTGGAGTAGTGATTACAATTGCCACATAATAACTGTGATTCATAGCAACTTTGGTACTGACAAACCCACAGGGCATTTGGGTTCTTTCTTGGAAAAAAAGACAGAAACACAAATTTCACTTGAGAAGAATACAGTACACGAAGATCAAGTAACAGTATCTTGTAAAAGGAGCAGAGGATTCCCTTTTGAGACATTCTCGTTTAAAATTAATAACTTTGGCTATCCCGAATTAGTAGATAGCATTTATGATCCCCTCAAAAACACTTGAAAAAATATTTAAAAAGAACAATCAATGGATTGAAATTGTCCAATCGTTTGGTTGCAATCGTGACACATCACAAGACATTGTTCAAGAGATGTACATAAAGGTTCAGAAGCGTTTAGAGAAAGGCACAGATATCCAATATAGTGAAGATGACATAAACTATTACTACATTTTTAAAGTGCTTAGATCGCTTTTCTTGGACTTAAAAAGAAAGGAATCAAAAGTAGAAATTGTAGAGTTGGATGTTGTAGAGAATTGTGATGAAGATATTGACTATGAACAGGCTTATGGATTAGTGGTAGATGAGATCAATGAATTGTTTTGGTACGATAGAAAGATTTATGAGATTGTTGATGGGGGTATCAGTATTTCCGAGTTAAGCCGACAAACAAACATCAGTTACTATTCGCTTTACAACACATACAAAAGAGTTAAAACCAAATTAAAACACTTGATATGATTAAGTTTCCAAAATCATTTTGGGCAATAGCAGAACAGATAGGACAAGCAAGAAGTGTTGTTAATCAAAAGATATTAGAGAACAATCCAAGGTTCGACAGGGGAGAAAAAAACAATCATGTTGATACGATTGGAATATTGGGTGAGTTAATCGTAATGGATTATTTAACTCGTAAAGATCAAAAATTTGAAATGGCAAAACTTTTAGATTTCTATCCATCTAAAAATCCCGATTTTGTTATTCGCAAAAAAAGGATAGATGTAAAAGCAAGTAAGCATTCCCATTATAAAGATTTATTAGTTAATGAAGAGGCTCACAAAAAAGGAGTAGGAAAAATTGATATATATTGGTTTGTGGATATTCTTGATCAAGAAAGTTGTAATTTTTATTTTACTGACTACAATAATGTAAGTGGATGGAATTGCAAACTAATGAAATATACAAGGGCATATTATAGGAACATAAATGATTTAAAATGAAACTAGGAGATTTGATATATTACTTCACTAAGTACACAGGAATTAAAGCCTTGGTTGATTGGTATCACAGATACACAGATACTGATTGCGGATGTGATGATAGAAGAAGAAAATTGAATGATTTTAAAGGAATTAAAAGATGGTAAAATTTAATAAAAAAGATTTAAAGATTTGGGATAAATACAGGGCAAGTAAAAAGTCAACCATTACAAGACAAGAATATGATGAAATTTGTGAATTACACGCTCATTATTTAGATCATCCTTTAGAAAAACCTTGTACTTGTTCACCCAAAAGAATAAAGCAGATGATTGAAGATTTACATAAAATTTGGGAAGATTCTCAATAACCTATTGCATTATTAAATTTTTTGTTTATATTTACAATATTATTAAACAAAACAGAACAGATATGAATATAGGAAGTGATAAAGAATATGCCTTAAAAGGTTACACCATAGAATCCCTTTTAGAATTGGCTTATAGATTAGGAAGGAATAGTGCATCATCAGATATTGATGTTAAAGATATGCTGAAATGTGCTGAGAAGGTTCTTGAAAGAACTTCAGCCTACGAACTTATAGAGGCATGAGCAACTCAAAACTATTAAGAGAACGAAAAAAAATATATAACCTATGGGTTATTGAATGTCCAACCTGTGGGAACTATGCATCATCCTCGAATGATGTTAAAGAGTTACCCGATTGGATTGTTTGTAAAGAATGTTATCCCACTAAATTATTGAATGATGTCATACGAATGGATTATAGAAAAAGATATTCAAGAATGGGACGTAAAACAAGCCTATAATAAATACTTAAAAGCAAAAAAGTCAACAGGAGACTACATAGAATACAACAAGTGGTTTGACTATTGGCTAGATTATTTACAAATCAGACACAGATATGATACTACTAGTAGATGCCGATAGTTTAATTTTTGCGAGTTGTTACCGTCCAAAGGATGATATTGACACATTCTATACAGATTTAGATGATGTCATTCATAAGTTTGATGAGGCATTCCAAAAGATAGTAAATGATCTTACTGATCTGTACAACGTAACAGAGGTGTTTACCTTTAATAACTCAAAGGGCAACTTTAGAAAGATGATTACTCCCAAATACAAAGCAAATAGAATAGGGCAACAGAAACCTCCACTACTATCTGATATTCATAATTATGTTACTGAAACCTATGATGGTATTTATGGATACGGAGTAGAGACAGATGATATGGTTGCTACTTATTGGCAAACCCTATCAGAAAAGTTTGGTAGAGATCATGTAATGATTGTGAGTATTGACAAAGACTATCTTCAATTCCCCGCATTGATTTATAAGTACAATAGAAAAGAAGTTTTAGATGTGTCTAAATTTGATGCGTTAAAAAACTTTTATACTCAAATGATAATTGGGGATTCAGCAGATAATGTGAACTACTTCAAAGGCAAAGGCATCAAGTTTGCACAGAAGTATTATAAGGACTGTGACACACAATATCAGTTCACTAAGATGTTATACCTTCTTTTTAAAGAACGATACAAGAGCAAAGCAAGGGAGAAGTACATAGAGTGTTACAACCTTTTAAAACTAAGAACAGAATGAATTTAAAAGAACAATTAAGCGAAAAGATAAAGACAAGAGATGAGAGAAGAAAAGCCATCCTTGATCCAAACATAGATCAAATAAGAATAGTTGGATTAACTAAAGGGTTAAGAATACTAGAAAAAGAAATAAATGGTTTAATTAAACAGATAGAAAATGGAGAAGGTTAAACAAATAGCAAGTGCTTTATTTATACTAATGGCAAGTGCGTTAATTTTAATAATTGGAAATTTTATAGACTTACACAAACCACATGAAAACCATTAATTCTTTAAGTGGAGGAAAAACAAGTAGTTACTTGTCAGTTCATTATCCTGCTAACTATAATATTTTTTCCTTGATTAGAATTGATGATGTAAAATGTAAACCCAAAGATTCAAAATTAATTCAAATGGTTTCAGATAAATTAGATTTGGATTTTATTGCTACTGCTGAATCTGATAAAACATTAAAAGTTATGTTTGACTTAGAACAAGTATTAAGTAAAGAAATTACTTGGGTTTCGGGTAATAGTTTTGATGAGGTTATTTTAAAGAAAAAAGCACTACCAAATGAGTTAATGAGATTCTGCACAACAGAAATGAAATTAAAGCCAATATTTGATTGGTGGCTAAAAAATATTAATGAGAAGGTGAAGATGGGAATTGGGTTTAGATACGATGAAAAAGAACGTGCTGATAGATTTACCACATCATTTAAGACAATAGTAGGAAAAAGAAAAACTAGGAACAAATGGGAAGAAATTGAATGGAGAGAAGGATATTTTCCTTTAATAGAAAACAAGATTACTCATTACCCTATTCATAAATGGGCAATGAAAAGTAATATTGATTTTCCCGAAGATTCGAATTGTGTTGGTTGTTTTCATAAACAAGTTCAGCAACTAAGAAAGAATTGGGATGATGAACCTTTGAAGATGCAATGGTTTTCAAATCAAGAAAAAAAACACACATGGAAAAAAGAAATGAATTTTAAACAAATAAAAAAGGTAGGTAAACAATTAGACTTCACTTATGGTGGAGGTAGTGGTTGCCAAGGAGGATTTTGTACAGATTAATATGAAAGATAGTATATTAGAAAGCGTTTTAGACAAGTTTAAACAACGCTCAGAGGAAGGAATTAAGAAGTATGGTGTAACTATGGATAGAAAAGATTTAAATGGCTTAGAATGGCTGACACATCTTCAAGAAGAATTGATGGATGCAACGTTATATATAGAGAAATTAAAAAAAGAATTGTGATTTCAATTATTGACATAGCAACATTAATATTAGTAATATACACATTGGCAGTAATAAGTGACATAAAAAACAAAATAAATGACAGACAGAGAAAAAAACGCAAGTGATCAAGCACAGAAATTAATCAGCAGATACATCAGCGAATGTGGTGTTGATGAGGATTCCGCAAAAAAAGGAGTTTTGATTTTAGTAGATGAGATATTTAAATGGGGTTTACCTTATAGATATCAGATAGAATTTTGGACAGAAGTAAAACGATATTTAAAATGACTGCACAGGAAATTAGTGATAGAATAATCAAGAAAACAGGAGTTAATGTTTTTGAAGATAGTAGGAAAAGGGAAGTTATTCACCATAGATCATTACTAATCTACTTGTTGAGGGAAAAAATGAATCTAAGATGGACAAATATTGCGTTATTCTTTAAGGCAAATAAAAAGAACATAACACACGCAACTGTCATACATTCACATCATTATTACAAGGTGTACAAGGATGAAAATCCTAAACTTGAAGAGTTAGAAAAACAGTTTAACTTTACACCTGTCGATCTTGACACACTAGATAAAATACACATGCTAGAAAATAAGGTTAAAAATTTAAAAAAAGTAATTCAGAGATATGAAAAAGTTGATTAAAAAAATAGGTAACTACATAATAGATTACTTCACAGAGACTGATCCCAACAAATTAGAGATTAGTATTCCTAAAAACTTCAAGACAAAGAAGGAGCAGAATTTCTTTATCAGAAGGACAAAGGATTTTATAATAGAAAATACCAACATTATATAAATTGAATAAACAAAAATAAATCTATGGATGGCAGACAAAAAAACGGAGGAGCAAGAGAAGGAGCAGGGCGCCCTAAAAAGGCAGATGAAGAAAAGTTAATAGAAAAACTAGATGCATTAATTGATTCGGACAAGGTAGTAATGAAACTAGGTGAGATGTGTCTTAAAGGAGATTCAAGAGCATTGACATTATACTTCAATTACAGATACGGAAAGCCAAAAGAAAAGATTGACATATCAGCAACAGAAGGTTTAAATGTCAACTTTAAGGATTTGATTCAATTTAGTGATTAAGGTAAACCCGAAGTATTCACCAATATCAAAGGCGGATTCTAGGTATTTTATTGTAACAGGTGGAAGAGGTAGTGGTAAATCATTTTCCATCAATTTAATGTTGTGCCTTTTAACCTATGAGAAAGGACACGTTATCCTTTTCAGTAGGTACACCTTAACATCTGCTTATGTATCTATCATTCCCGAATTTATAGAGAAGTTGGAACTGCTTAATATTTTTGATCATTTCCAAATAACAAAGGATGAGATTCAAAATAAAATATCGGGTTCAAAGATTATCTTCAAAGGAATAAAAACATCATCGGGTGATCAAACCGCAAATCTAAAGTCATTGCAAGGTGTCACTACATTTGTACTAGATGAGGCTGAAGAACTAACCAATGAGGACACATTCGATAAGATAGATTTATCTGTACGTTCTCAGATTCAAACAAACAGGATCATCTTGATCTTAAACCCAACAACCAAGGAACATTGGATTTACCAAAGGTTCTTCCAAGACAAAGGAACACAGGAGGGGGTAAACACTAGCAAAGAGGATGTGACATATATCCACACAACCTATCTTGATAACATTCAAAACCTTTCAGAAAGTTACCTATCTCAAATAGACAATATTAAGGTAAGACGCCCCAATAAATACAAGCATCAAATACTAGGAGGATGGTTAGATAAAGCAGAAGGTGTAATTTTCGATAATTGGAAAATAGGAGAATTTAAAAAGGTAGGGGTTTCTGTCTTTGGACAAGACTATGGATTTGCATCAGATGAATCTACGCTGATTGAAACCAACATTGACACAACAAATAAAATCATTTATCTAAGGGAATGTTTTTATATCAAACATCTAACCACATCACAGATTGCTGAACTGAATTTAAAACACGCAGGTGATGCTTTGATAATAGGGGATAGTGCAGAACCTAGATTGATAAATGAACTGAAATCTAAGGGAAGTAAAATAGTTGCATCTGTAAAAGGACAAGGTTCTATTACCTATGGAATATCCTTGATTCAAGATTATGATTTAATAGTATCAGAAGATTCGGTTAACTTGATCAAAGAACTTAACAATTACTGTTGGCTAGAACGTAAATCAAAAACTCCACAGGATTCCCACAATCACCTTCTTGATGCACTTAGGTACTCGGTTACCTATCAATTACAAAACCCCAATAGGGGTAAATATCATGTTAGATAATAAAGTTTTTGTTTTATAACTTTATTGTTGTATCTTGCCTTTAAATCAATAAACAAACAAAATGAAAGACTTATTTACAGATCAAGAACTAGAAGAGTTGCTAAAGGATTTAAAACCCATAGACATTCACATAGGTGATTCAGAGATTCACACAGAAGAAATTACTTGGAGTGTAGGATGCATTGATATTTATGCTGATATTATTTGTGTAAGGAAAACCATTAGTGATCCCGACACATACGAGGAATATGGATATATGCGAACCGATGATGGTGTTTATGAATATATTTTTGATATTGATGAAATGGCTATATATTGCGATGATGAAGATTGTTCAACATACGAGCAAGAATTAAGGGTTGTCATCCCTAAAATTAAATCTTTAATTTCAATAGCATGAACAAGATACAGAACACACACGATGCAGAATATTGGAACAATGCACACCTTTGTTCCGAAGTACTTAGAAAATGGAATAAGATCAAACCCGAAAACGAAGAGATCAAAGCAGTAATGACTGCACTTGGAGAGATGTCTTTTTATGTTGCTAGGTTGCATCACGATGCACAGGCAAGGGATAAGGTTCTTCAAGAGTACAAATTAGAAAGAAATAAATGGTGTAAAAGAGCAATGGATGCAGAACACAGATATGACAACGTAAAGAAGTTAGAAGGCATTTAAAACTTTTGTTTAGTTGGTTAATTGGGGTAGTCAGAAATGGCTGCCCTTTTTTTGTGTTTAAAAATCACTTGGTTTTTGCGTTATATAATTATGAAAGCAACAGTAACTGTACCAAACCTGTCAGAGATTACTTTAGAACAGTATCAAAGATTCTTGAAAGTTCAGCAGATAAACAAGGATGATGAGTATATCATTAAGTTGAAGATGATTGAAATATTCTGCAACGTAGATTTTAAGGATGCAAGGAATATCAAGTTCACAGATGTTGAGAGGATCATTGAGAAGTTAACAGAATCCTTTCATCAAAAACCCAATCTTATCAAAACATTCAAAATGGATGGGGTTGAATATGGGTTTATTCCTTCGATGGAAGAAATGACTTTTGGAGAATACATTGATGTTGACACATACCTTCCACAAGATGATCAAATGCACCTTGCAATGAATGTGTTGTACCGTCCTATTACAAGTAAGAAAGCAGGCAAGTATTCTATTGAAGATTATGACATAAACACAAAGGAGAGGATGAAACAAATGCCTTTGAAGGTTATGTTGTCAGCCACTTTTTTTTTGCAAAATTTAGGCTTGGAGTTACTGAACGTTACGAGCAATTATTTACAGGGGGAAATGGAGAAACAACAACTCTCTCCGCAGGATTTGGAAAAAAGTGGGGATGGTATTCAAGCATCTATGCACTCGCTCAAGGAGATATTGAAAGATTTGAAGGTATCACTTCCCTTGAATTAGATCAATGTTTAACGATGCTTACATTTATGAAAGAGAAGAACGAAGTGGAAGCACAACAAATAAAAAATAAACAAAGAAGATGAGTCAAGGAATTAGGGGATTTTATCAAGTAACCAAAACATTGGAAGATCAATTACTTCTAGATGTAAACTGTAAAACTGTTACCACAGGTGACATATCAAATGTCAATTTAAACAAGCAAGATATTTTCCCCTTGTCGCATATATTGATAAATAGTGTGACACAAAGTGATGACAATGGAAGTGGTTTATACACCTTTAACATTAGCATTCTTTCAATGGATATTGTAGATCAAAGCAAAGAACCAACAACAGATATTTTCAGAGGCAATGACAATACTCAAGATATTTTAAACACACAAATGTCTGTCAGCAACAAATTGATCCAACTAATGCGAGGAGGTACTTTATTTCAGAATATGTACCAAGTAAGGGGAGACGCTACATTTGAGTTTTTCACAGAAAGGTTTGAGAATGAACTAGCAGGAGTTACTGCTACTTTCAACTTAACCATTTACAACGATATATTTATTTGCTGATGGATTATTTAGAACTAAGCAAAGCCTTAAATGCATTTGGCAAATATGTTATCCAACAGTCAAGATCAAACTTGACAAAAGGAAAAAAGAACTCTACAAGTGATTTGTACAATTCTTTAAAGTATGAGCCAAGACAAGAAGAGGGTGCTTTTCTAATTGATTTCATAATGGAAGATTATGGTGATTTTGTAGATCAAGGTGTAAGAGGTGCAGGTAGTAGTTCAAATAATAGAACATCACCATTTAAGTTTGGTAGTGGTACAGGCAAAAAAGGAGGCTTAACAAAAGGCATTGAAAAATGGATTAAGCAAAAACCCATTAAACAATGGAAGGATAAAAAGACAGGTAAATTCCTATCTTATAAATCAATGAAATTCTTAATTGCGAGGAGCATATACAACAAAGGGACTAAGCCAAGTCTATTCTTCACAAAGCCTTTTTACTCTGCTTTTAAACGCTTACCTGTTGATATAGTAAAGGCATTTAAATTAGATATTGAAAAAGCAATAGTTCTAGGAACTAAAAGATAATTATGGCAAATATATTAGTACGCTCACCAAGGTTTGAAACCTTCACAATGGGAGGATCACAAAACAGTATAAAATTAGAACTGTACATAGGAGGAGTTTTAAGATATACGATTATTAAAAATGCTGCACCTAGTAGTTTTGTTACTTTTGAAATTGCTGAATTAATCAGAGATTACATTTCTCAAACATTCACAGGTGGACAAACACAACCCGTAACAGTATCAACTGCATCTTCAAATGTGAAACAATACACAGGGCAAAATGGAACAGGAACTGAGGGATCACCAACTGCAATTACTCATACTGCTTTCAATGGATATGGAACTTTTATGGAAGGAGCAAATCCTACACTTGCAAATGATTCTATTTGGCTGATCTCAAAAGATGTAATTAAGGATGGATATTATGTGTATGCACCTATTGGTTCTTCGGGTTGGGTTTCTCAAATAACGGCAGGGGGAACACCTACACAAGCAGGTTTTAATTCAGCAACTACATCATTGACAGTAGGAACAACAGATGTTAACATTGTTAGAATTGATTGCACCAAATACGGAGATGGTAAAAAAATTACATTTGTTAACAAGTATGGAGCATTACAAGATTTGTGGTTTTCTTTAAAAAGTGTAAAAGCAACAGAATCATCAAGAGAAACCTATAACTCAAACACAATAAATACATCTAGTGGATCGGCTACATACTCAGTAAACGCACCAACCAAAAGTGTATTTAATAAAACTGCCAAGCAAAAAATCACATTGAGTAGTGGGTATTATCCCGAAGGTGCTAATCCTTATTTTGAGGAATTGCTTTTATCAGATCAAGTATGGTTGACACAACCCGATCCATACGATCCCTCCACAGAGCAAGTTGTACCTGTGATTATTACAACATCTTCATTCACATATAAGACTAGCCTAAACGATAGGTTGATTGATTATGTCATGGAATTTGAAATGGCATTTGATTACATAAATAATGTTAGATAATGCAGAAGATTCAATTATACATAGGAAGTGAAAGGTTAGAACTTTTTAAGGATGAAACTGTATCTATTACTCAGAGCATCCAAAACATAAAAGATATTTCTAAAATCTTCACAGAATTTACTCAAAGTTTTACCGTACCTGCATCTCCTAACAACAACAAAATATTTACACATTACTACAACTATAATATTGTAGGAGGATTTGATGCAAGAAAAAAAGCATCATCATCTATTGAATTAAACTATCTACCTTGGAAGAATGGATTTATAGCATTAAATGGAGTTGATTTAAAGAACAATAAACCATACGCATATAGAATAACCTTCTATGGAGAAACAGTTAATCTAAAAGACATTGTAGGGGAGGATATGCTTTCTAGTTTAGTTCCTTTGTCAAATGAAAATCTAGTTTATCAATCAGATTACACAAATGGTGCTGATGGAGTAAAGGAAAAATTACAAGCCGATCCAACAAATACAAATACAAAAATAATTGCACCACTAATAACACATACATCTAGGTTAACCTTTGATAGTGATGAACAAATAGCAACAGGAAAGAATTTATCTTATGATAGTAATTATCCCGAAAGAGGGGTATTGTGGAGTGATTTAAAATATGCTATAAGAGTAGACACTATTGTACAAGCAATTCAGAGTTATTACACAACTACAAATCAATTTGCATCAAATATTGTTTTTTCTGATGATTTCTTTAATACCTCAAATGCAAATTATTATAATTTGTTTATGTGGCTACACAGAAAAAAAGGAAGTGTTGATGCACCTACACAAGTCACACAGTATTCTTCATTAATAAATACTTGGAGTGTTGATTCTACTTCAAATTTTGCTAGGATGTTGAATAGTTCAACCTTGGCATTATACGATGATGCAACTACTTACAACAACTTAATAATAACAGTAAATTCAGTTAGTTCATCCGAACAATATCAAGTAATAGTTCACAATAACCAAAGTGTTTTTTATGAATCTTCTTTTGCATCGGGCAATAGAACTTTCAATCAAACAGATATGGGGTTAATGACAGGCGGAGTATCTCAATTTTATACTGTCACAATAGTTCAAAAAGGATCAAACGCAATAACCATTGATGATGTAGAATGGCAAGTTGCAGGTGTGGCTAATCCTCAATCACTTAATCCTATTACTTGGAGTTCAACCTTTACATCTGCACAATTCATAACATCTACTGCATTCGATTTTATTATTCAAGAGCAAATTCCCGAAATGAAAGTAATTGATTTTCTCACAGGGTTGTTTAAGATGTTTAATCTAACTGCCTATGTTGAAGATGGAATAATTGTAGTAAAAACACTAGATGAATATTATCAATTAGAAAGCACTTGGAATACAACCAACACATTGTGGCAGAATGATGATACATTATGGAATGAAGCAGGAACATCGGGTGCTAGTGTTTATTCATTAGATGAATTTATGGATGTTAATTCTAGCCAAGTAAATGTGGCACTTCCTTTCAAACAAGTAAATTTTGAATATGAAGGGTTAGGTACTTTATTAGCAAAGCAGTATAATCAATTAAACAATAAAAGTTGGGGAACAGAAAGGTACACTTTAGATGGTGACACATACGATGCACCAAATGAGATTTACACAGTTAAATTACCTTTTGAACACGTTCAGTATGAACGATTAATTGACTTATTTGATGGATCAAATACTGATATACAATATGGGTTCTTTGTAGATCAAAACCAACAATCATATTTTGGTAAACCATTACTGTTTTATCCTGTACTTCAAACATTAGCATCTGAAATTTCATTTAGAACTGATCAAACTTCTCATGTATCGTTAACAAGTTACATTGTTCCATCAAATAGTGTTGCTTTATCTGCAAGTACTGACACATCAAATATTAATTTTTATGATGAAATTAACGAATACACATTAACAACAGGATTCACAGGTACTTTGTTTACGACATATTACGAGAATTATATTGCTGAGATATTCAACACAAAAAGAAGGATGTTTAAAGTAACTGCATACCTTCCTTTGAATCTGATTTACAATATGAAGTTATATGACACAATAGAAATCAACTATGAGAATTACAGAATTAACTCAATGACAACAGATTTGACAAATGGCAAAAGCAGTATTGAACTAATCAATCTAGTATGATAAAGATGATTTTAAAAATGCTAGAAATAGCAGATGGACAAACAGAGAATATTAAAATAGCACAAGGCAAATATCTATATCCAAAAACATTTAAAGGTGCTTGGAAAGGTTTTAAAAATGAAGTAAGATGGCAGAAAAAATAACAGTAGGTTTAGAGGTTGACAGTAAAAAAGCGGAAAAGAATGTTGACAATCTAACCGATGGAATAAAAGATTTAACCAAATCGGTTGATGAAGGAAACAAACAAATCAAAGAAGGTTTAGATGACATAAAAGAAACATCTAAATCAACAGGTGAGGGTGTCAAAGGAATAGGCAATGCCATAAAAGCAGCAGGTGTAGGATTATTTTTAGTTGCCTTGGAAAGCATGAAAGAATTATTCATGCAAAATCAAGTGATTGCCGATGGGGTAAGTAGTGCCTTTGAAGGTTTGGCTTTGGTATTTAATGATGTCTTTGGATTATTGACAGGTGGATTACAGAGTGTTGAAAAAATCGGAAATGCCTTCGATAAGTACTTCGGAAAACCAATAGAAACTGCCGTTAAATCATTTGAGAAATTTGGTGATGCATTTAGCAAGATATTCGGTGGTGATTTTAGTGGTGCATTAGATGATATTAATCTTGGAATGACAGGATTACAAGCAGCCATTACTCAAACAGGAGATGGATTTGCAGAGGCAACATCAGATGCAGTAGATTATGTTGTTGAAATAAAAGAGGCAGCAGTTGCCAATGTTCAACTTGCTAAATCAGCAGAAATAGCAGAAGCCACAAATGCAGGATTGCTTGAAAAGTACGATAGACAAGCAGAGCAACAAAGACAAATCAGAGATGAGGAAAGAAACTCTATTGAGGATCGTATTGCAGCCAATAATAAACTAGGTGAGGTTCTAGAAGAACAGAATACTGTAATGCTTAAAAACGCAAATATCTCTTTAAGAGCAGCACAGATTGCCTTTGACAAAAACAAATCAACAGAGAATGAGGTTGCTTTGATTACTGCAAAGAATGAAGTGATGGCAGTAGAGGCTACTGTTGAAGGGTTTAGATCAGAACAAAAAGCAAATGATCTAGCACTTGACAGAGAGAAGATAGAACTCACAAATTCAAAACTAGAAGCCGAATCTACATTATCTTTTGAGAGAAGAAAATTTAATGCAGAGCAAGAGCAAAATGCAGTTAAAAGAATTGAAAAATTAAAAGAAATAAACGTAGAAGAAAGATCATCAGAACAAGCAAGATTACAAGCCATAGTTGATGAGGCTAATCTAGGAACACAAGCAAAGGTTGATGCCCAAATTGCACTTGATGAGTTTATGGAAACTAGCAGACAAGAGTCCATATCATTAAATCAAGAGTATTCAGATGCAATAGTTGCAGAAGAACAAAAGATATTAGATGCTAAATTAAAAGCAATTGAGGCAGACAGGCAAATGAAACAAGCACAAGTTGACATTGCTTTGGGAGTGTTAAATATTGTTAAACAAAGTGCAGGACAAAGTGCAGAATTACAAAAGGCTTTACTTATAGCAGATTCAGCAGCAGGAATTGCAAGTATTATAATTGACACAAATGCAGCCAATGCAGCAGCAGCGTTAAATCCACTAGTTTACTTGACACCCGGTGGTTCAGCCATACTAGCAAAAGACATTGCTAGAAATAAAATAAATGCAGCCATTGGAATTGGTAGTACAATAGCAGCAACTGCACAAGGATTAAAAGGAATAGGAAAAGGAGGATCAGCAATATCATCTACTTCTATTCCATCTCCATCTATTAGTGGTGGTAGTGAGGTTTCAGAATCACAAGCACCTGCATTTAACATAGTAGGAACAAGTGGAATTGAACAGATTGCAGATGTTGTAGCATCACAAACACCTGTTAAAGCGTATGTTGTTGCAAACGATGTAACAACTGCACAAAGCCTTGAGAGAAACATTGTGGAAGGAGCAACATTATAAAAAACAAAAAACAAGAAAATTAACCGTTATATAAATATGAAAATTGTAGAATTAGTTTTGGATGACAATGAAGAGAGTGGTATTGAAGCCATCTCTATTGTTGAATCACCTGCTATTGAATCAGATTTTGTAGCCTTAAAATCAGATGAAGTAAAACTAGCAGAAGTTGACACAGAGAAAAAAATATTGATGGGTGCTTTGTTAATTCCAAACAAACCCATTTACAGAAAAACAGAAGGTGAAGAATATTATATTTATTTCTCAAAGGATACAGTTTTAAAAGCATCTCAAAGATACCTAACAAATGGATATCAAGGTAATTCTACATTAGAACATTCTGACAACTTACAAGGATTGACATTAGTTGAAAGTTGGATAGTTGAAGATGATAAGTATGACAAATCAAGAAAGTATGACATGAATGTTCCAATAGGGACTTGGATGGGTACTGTAAAAGTAAACAATGAAGAGGTTTGGAATGATTATGTTAAAACAGGAAAAGTAAAAGGATTTAGTATAGAAGGCTTTTTTGCCGATAAAATTAAAGCATCAAAGGTAGAAAAAATACAAACACTTGAAGAAATAGAAGAAGAAGAGGCTGCTGAAATGCTTTCTATGATTAAGGGTATTGTGAAAGATGGTAAGGTTGAAATGGAATCTTATTCAGATTATCCCGATTCAGTAAAAAACAATGCTCAAAGAGGTATTGATTTAAATAAAGAAGTTAAGAACAAATGTGCAACGGATGTAGGCAAAATAAGAGCGCAACAACTAGCACAAGGTAAACCTATATCAGTAAGTACAATAAAAAGGATGTACTCTTATTTAAGTAGGGCAGAAGAATACTATAATGAAAAAGACAAGGAAGCGTGTGGTACAATCTCATATCTTTTATGGGGAGGTAAATCTGCAAAAACTTGGGCATTGAGTAAACTAAAACAATTAAAAATCAAATAAAATGAATAAAAGAGAATTAAGTAAAGTATTCAGCAGACTAGCAAAAGAGGAAGTTAATCTAGGAACTCATAGAGTTGAATTAACATTCGTTCAAGACATTCAAAAACTAATAAGAGAAATTGAAGATGTTATTGAACAAGCATATAAAGATGAGGATGAAATTGCTGGGGAATTAAACCAAGTTGAAATGGCAAAAGAATCTTTGTTAAGACAAATCGCAGCATCGGAAAGTAATGCACAAGAATTAAAAACGGGAGTAAAAGCCGAAATAGCAGATTTGAAAAGCAGAATGTCAAAAGCAGCAGGAGAATTAGGAATTGATGTTAAAGATATTAAAGGTATGACTGAACTTGATGCTTTGGGAAAAGAAGCACCCAAAGTTGGTGATTATTTAAATGGACTAATAAAGAGGGCTAAAAAAGAAGCCAAGTAAATGCAAGGCATCAAAAGAAAGAATTACATTCCTAATCCTACATCTCCAAAAGGAGGTAGAAGAGCGTGTTTGTGTCCCGATAATACCTATTCAATAAAGTGTTGTGATGGTGATAATTGGGCACAAGGCATTGGTGTTATTACAGGAGTGGAAGGTAATTTTTTAACTAAGGAAGATACTGATTTGATTCTTCAAGAGGATAACAATAAAATTATAGTATAATGGCAAATTCTAAAATATCTGCTTTACCAATAGCGACTGCATTACAAGGTAATGAGGCATTTGCATTGGTTCAAAGTGGTACAACCAAAAAAACTACTTTAAGTGATATAGACAATTACGTTATTGCAACACACATAACTGTGGAAGATGGTGACACAATAAATTTATCAGATACTACTTATGCTAGTTCTACATTAATAAAGTTTACATTTACTGCAACAGGTGGAATAGAAAATGCAACGGTTAATTTGCCAAGTGTAAACGGAACAAACACAAACAGATTAATAAGGTTTATCTCTGACACAACATTTACATCTAATACTAGGGTTAGTTTAACTCCCATTAGTGGAGCAACCATAGATGGTTCATCATCTCCTTATATAATCAACAAAGAATACGAAGGTGTTCAGTTGTGGAGCGATGGAACAGAGTGGTTCATAGTTCAAAAGAAAGCATGAAAATGCAAAATAAATTTTAACAATCGTTATATAATTATGAAATCAAATGAAGTTTTAAACCAAATCAAAACGGTTTTGGGGATTGAGGTTAAACTTGAAACTCAAAAGTTGGAAAATGGTACTGTTTTAGAAGCAGAATCATTTGAAAAAGGGAGTGATATATTTATCATGACTGATGATGAAAAGGTAGCACTTCCTGTTGGTGAGTATATGCTTGAAGATTCAAGGCTTTTAGTTGTTGAAGAAGAAGGTAAAATTGCTGATATTAGAGAAGTGAGTGATGAAGTTCCTCAAAAAGAAGAAACAGAAGATTTAGTTGAAGAAGATTTGACTGAAGAAAGCCTAGAAGAAGAGGCTGATGTTGCTGATTGGAAAGGAATGGAAATAAGAATTAAAAATCTTGAGGATGCCATTGCGGATTTAAAAGCCGATAAAATGGAAGCAAGTAAAGTAGAGAAAGAAGTTGAAGAAAAACTTGAAGAAAAACTTTCTGCAGAACCTGCTGCCAAAGCAATCAAGCATAATCCCGAAGGTGAATCAAGTAAACAAGTAAAAATGCACATTTCTCCTAACCGAGTAATGAGTACAAGAGATAGAGTTTTTCAAAAAATATCAAATTTAAAATAAAATGGCAGTAAACATAACAAGCACATATGCAGGAACTTTCGCAGGTTCTTACATCTCGGCGGCTTTGCTTTCGGGAAATACGATTGCAAATGGTGGAATCGAAGTGAAACCAAATATCAAATACAAAGAAGTTATCAAGAAGGTAGCAACTAGTGGTTTGGTAGTAGATGCAACTTGTGATTTCACAAGTGCAGGATCAGTTACATTAACTGAGAGAATTATTCAACCCGAATATTTCCAAGTAAATCAAGAAATGTGTCTCACACCTTTCCAATCTGATTGGGAGGCTGCTCAAATGGGATACTCTGCTTTTGATCAATTACCTCCTAAGTTTTCTGATTTTATTATCGGGCAATTTGCGTCTGAGGTAGCGGCTAAGACAGAATCTAACATTTGGAGTGGTGCAAATGCTACAACAGGTGAGTTTGATGGTTTTGTAACACTTATGACTGCTGACGCTGATGTTATTGATGTAGCAGCAGGTGCAGTTGTTGTTGGTAACGTAGTTACTGAAATGCAGAAAATAGTTGATGCTATTCCTGCTACTTTATTTGGTAAGGAAGATTTACATATTTATGTATCACAAAACATTGCAAAGGCTTATGTTGGTGCAATGGGAGCATTAGGAAGTGGTATTGACAACAGAGGAGCGTTGTGGTATCAGAATGGTGCACCTTTATCATTTGGTGGTATTCCATTATTTGTAGCAAATGGATTAGGAGATAATCAAGCAGTTGCTGCTGAGAAATCTAATCTCTTTTTTGGAACTTCTTTACTTTCAGATCAAAATGAAGTTAAGTTGTTAGATATGAGAGATTTGGATGGCTCACAAAATGTGAGGTTGGTGATGCGATTTGCAGCAGCCGTACAGTACGGAATTGGTTCTGACATCGTTCTATACTCTTAATAAATTTTAAACCATAAGAAAGGGGTAGGTGGTTATGTCTATCTACCCTTTTTTTTTAAATATAAAAAATATGGCGTGTAATGTATCAGCAGGGAGAGTACTTCCTTGCAAAGCAGGATTCGGAGGAATTAAGGCTGCTTACTTTTTTGATCTAGATGGATTAGGAGCATTGACATATACAGATGGAGTAATAACTGCAATAGCAGGTACTCCTACTGTTTATGAGTACGATGTGAAAAATACATCTTCACTAGAAACTGCAATTAACAGTTCTAGGGAAACAGGAACAACGTTCTATGAGCAAACGCTTAGTTTAACTTTAACTTATCTAGATGCACCAACACAAGAGCAAATTAAATTACTTGCTTGGGGACGTCCTAGTGTAGCGGTTGAAGATTATTATGGCAATATGTTTATAGTAGGTTTGGAGAATGGTGTAGAGATGACAGGTGGAACAATCGGCACAGGAACACAACCCGGTGATTTGAGTGGATTCACAATGACATTGGTAGGGCAAGAACCCGATCCTTCAACATTTATCACTTCAACATTGATAACAGGAGCAACTCAAGGAACAAAAATTGATCCTACTTCAGCAGTAACTCCTTAATTATTTATTTTTCTTCTAGTAAAAGCATCTCTTTGAGGGGGTGCTTTTTTTTTGTCTTATTTAGTTGACAGTACACTACTGTCCATTCTTTTTAACCTTAAAATTGTCTATAAAAATGCAAGAATTACACAATCAAATACAAAGTTTAGAATCTCAATTAACAGGTAATATGTTCACAGACATGGAAATAAAGGATAAAATCCATAATCTTAAAATGAAATTAAATGGTTCTAAACCTAGTTCTTCTGAAATTGATTGTGTCGGGTGTGGATCATAAAACAAAACCCTAATTTTTTTGCGTTATATAGGTATGATTGTATCAACAACATCAGCATCTGCACAAACATTTAAGGTAATACCAAGAGATTATACTTTAACGGCATTCACAATGAGCATAAGAGATGACAGTACAAACGTAACTGTGACATATAATATTACAGGTGTCAGTACAAGCGGAAATTATAGAACATTTCAAAACACATTCTCACCTGTTTTAGTATCCAATCACTTTTACGACATGACTCTTTACGCAGGTACAAACATAATTTTCAAGGATAGAATCTTTTGTACTGATCAAACAATCAATCAAGTGGATAATGATTATTACAACTTAAATGAAGGACAATTCACAACAGATGATTCTTACAACAACGAATACATAGTAGTATGAAAAGACAAAAGAGTTTACCCAAAGGTGTGACAAAAAACCCAAGTATTGGATTTGTTAATTTAAGCACCTACACTTCACCCGAAGTAAAAGAGGTAAAAAACAAAGATTGGGTAGAATACGGTGTTGACAATAATTATTTTCAATTCTTAATTGATAGATATAATGGATCACCCACAAATAACGCTGCTATCAATGGCATAAGCCAAGCAATTTATGGTAAAGGATTAAACGCAACAGACGCCAATAAGAAACCTAATGAGTATGCTCAGATGGTTTCATTATTTGGTAAAGATTGTGTTAGAAAATTATCCTATGATTTAAAATTAATGGGGCAATGTGCTGCTCAAATTATCTATTCTAAAAACAGAAAAAAGATAATTAAGGTAGAACACTTTCCAATTGAAACTTTAAGAGCAGAGAAAGCCAATGAAGATGGAGAAGTTCCTGCATATTACTATTTCAAGGATTGGACAAACATTAAACCAAGTGATACACCTTTAAGAATCCCTGCCTTTGGGATGTCAAAAGAGGATATTGAAATTTTATACATTAAACCATACAAAGCAGGTTTTTATTATTATTCACCTGTGGATTATCAAGGTGGTTTGCAGTATTGTGAGTTAGAAGAAGAGATTTCTAATTATCATATCAACAATATAATGAATGGGTTAGCACCTTCCATGCTCATTAACTTTAATAACGGCACACCCAACCAAGAAGAAAGGCAATTACTAGAAAGTAAAATTGCATCTAAATTTAGTGGAACAAGTAATGCAGGTAAATTTATACTTGCATTTAATGATAATGCTGAATCAAAGGCAGATATTACACCTGTTCAATTATCAGATGCTCACAATCAGTATCAATTCCTTTCAACAGAGGCTACACAAAAAATAATGGTAGCACATAGGGTTGTCTCTCCTATGTTATTAGGTATTAAAGATAATAGTGGACTAGGCAACAATGCAGATGAAATTAAAACTGCATCCTTATTGATGGACAACACAGTAATCCGTCCATTCCAAGAGTTGTTAATTGATTCATTTGATCAAATACTTGCCTATAATGACATTGCTTTAAATCTGTATTTTGTCACTTTGCAACCTTTAGAGTTTACAGAGGTTGACACAACAATACAAAGCGAGGAGGACATCGAAGAGGAGACAGGTGTACAGATGTCTAAGATCAGTTTAAAAGAGATTGATGGGCAAACTGTCTATGAGACAAAAGAAGAAGCCGAAGAGGTAGCAGAGGCACTTGGATGTGAAGGCTCACACGAGCATGAGGAAGATGGAAAGGTTTGGTTTATGCCTTGTGCTACACATGATGATGCTATTAATCTTAAAAAGCCTTGTTACGATGGTTACGAAATGGTAGGAATGAAAACCAAGAATGGCAAGAAAGTTCCTAATTGCGTACCTATAAAAGCAAATGAAGAAATTCCCGAATTAACAGATGAAATGGGTGATCAAATCCTTGCTGAATTGGAAGGTGAGGTTATCACAGATGAATGGGAATTGGTAGATGAAAGAGAATACGAAGGTGAAAACCTAGAAGAGTGGGCAACACAACTAATTCAACCAACCAAATCAAAACTTCAAAAGTTTGCAGATCAAATTACAGGGAAACCTAAAGTTTTTAGTGTACTAGATAAAAGCCTTTACAAAATACGATACAAGTATTTTAAGAAATCTAAGAAGGCAATGAAAAGCGGAAATGAATCTAGATTGTTTTGCTCAAATATGATGAAGTTAGCAGGGCAAGGAATCATATATAGAATAGAGGATATTGATAAAGCATCAGACAAGGGTGTAAACAAGCGACTAGGACACAAAGGAAAGCCGTATAACCTATTTAAATTCAAAGGGGGTATCTATTGTAGACACGCATGGAAAGAGCAGTTATATAGGCTTAAAAAGAACACAGAGAAAACTGATGATTTTGACAAATACAAGAGAGCAAGAACAATACCTAAAAGTTACAAGCCTTCTCCAAGAGGATGGAAAGAGGCACAAATTGCTCCTGTAAATATGCCCAATCAAGGAGCATATCCAACTAAAAAGAAATAAGAAATGGCAACAGTATTATTCATAAATCGAACTGATCTAGTTAGAAATTCTATCTTAGATGGCAATGTTGACACAGACAAGTTCATTCAATTTATCAAGATTAGCCAACAGATAAATATTCAAAATTATCTAGGTACAAAATTATACGATAAATTCACAACAATAGTTGGAAATGGTGATATAGATACTGCACCTTATGCTGATTATAAGACACTTTTAAATGAATACATTCAGCCAATGTTAATTTGGTTTGCACAGGTAGATTATCTTCCCTTCGCTGCTTATCAAGTAAAGAACGGAGGGGTATTTAAACACACCTCAGAGAACGCTGAAACGGTTAACAAAACAGAAGTGGACTATCTAGTCGAAAAAGCAAGAACACACGCTCAATGGTACTCTAGAAGGTTTATAGATTATATGTGTTTTAACGAAAATTTATTTCCCGAATACACATCAAATGTAAACGATGACATTAATCCAAGTTCTGATGCAACATTTAATGGATGGGTACTTTGAGTTACAAACCGAAGGAAGAAAATATTAAGAAATTAAAGAAGTTTTTATTAAAACTAAAAAAGAATGGCTGATTTATTTAATCAACAAATATCCGCAACATATTCGGGTTTATTAAAAACCACAAGTAATGGTATTTTAAGTTCATCACTTGCACAAATCACAGATGGCAGAGGAAATGATTCTCCTTTGTCAATGAGTACTACTGAGATTCAATTTAATACAGGTTCTAATACTTTTAAATTTCCTACAACAAGAGGAACAAGTGGGCAGATTCTAAAACTAGCAGATGCAAATGGAACTTTAGATTGGGTTGCTGATGCAAGTGGAGATGTTACAAAAACAGGAACGATTGCTTTGAACACTATTGCAGTATGGAATGATAATGCAGATCAGTTAAGGAGTGACACAACAATGTCAATTAACACAAATCACACCATTTCATTATTACAACCTAATAGTGTACCTACTGATGTAAATTCTTATAATATAGGTGGAGGAAATATAGCCAATGTAACAGGATCACGCAATGTAGGATTTGGTAAACAAAATTTAAATGCAGTTTTAGCAGGTTCAGATAATACTGCAATGGGAGACGGTTCACTTGAAAAAGTAACAAGTGGAAATAGTAATACAGGCTTTGGTTCTGATGCGTTAGGTAACTCAACTGATGGTGATTTTAATACTGCGGTTGGTTCGGGTGCTTTAAATGATGTGTTAACAGGGGAGAATAATACGGCAGTTGGGTATAATGCTGGAGTAAATGTTTCAACAGGATCGGGTAATACTTATATAGGAAAAAGTGCAGGGCTAGTAGATGTAGGAAGTAATAACATTTATATTGGTGAAGGCTCGGGCAGTTCAGTTGCATCGGGAAATAACAATGTAATATTAGGATCAAACACAGGAAATACAATATCTGCAACATCCAACAACATTATCATTTCAGATGGTAGTGGGAATAATAGAATACAAGTTGATAGTGGGGGTGATGCTACTTTTAGTGGTAATGTATTAATTGGAACAAATATAAATTCAGACATACCTCTACAAGTCAATAAAGAAACAGCGGCTTCGGGTACTGCTATTGCATTTTTAAGAAATACAGATGCTGCGGGTAACGGATTAGTCGTTGACGTAACAACACCTCAAGATTACGTTGCTGATTTTCGAATTGGAAATGTTAGTAAAATGCGCATCTCATCGGGGGGTGATGTGGGTATTGGGATTACACCTACAAGTAAACTGACACTTTTAGGTACAAGTACTGCTGCTTCAAACACACCTTCTGATGCTATTGTTGATATAAAGGGTACTTCAACTGCTCATTTACTTATGGGTGTTGCTAATGTTTCTCCTTACGGTGCATGGATAAATACAGATAGTACTACCCAACCACTTATTTTAATGGGTACGGGGGGTAATGTGGGTGTCGGAAATACCAACCCAAGTGATTACGATTCAGATGCTAATAATTTAGTTGTTGGCTCTTTATCGGGAAATAATGGTATAACAATATTGTCTGCCGCAGCAAGCGGTTTTGGAAGTTTATATTTTGCGGATGGTACTACGGTAAATAAAGTAAATTCGGGTTACATAAGATATCAGCAGAACCAATCTGTAATGAGTTTTGGTGTAAATGCGGCTGAAGCAATGCGCATCTCATTGGGGGGTGAGGCTACTTTTAGTCAAGCAATGGCATCAACGGTAAACCCAAGCATATTTATAAAGCAAACGGGCAGCAGTTTAGATGGAGGCGGCGGCAGCATAATATTTGGAACATCAACAATAGCAACAACTACAAATTATAACGCATCAATACAAGCAGTTAGAACGGCATCGGGAGCAGGTTCAAGTGAATTGAGGTTTTTAACAACTCATCAACCCACAAGCATAGCAGCACAAACTAGACTCACCATCACATCGGGGGGTGATTTAAAAGTAACATCGGGTTCTTTTTATAATTCAGTATCGGGAATCACAAAAATTGGCAATGTAGGGGATTATGAATTTTTAGATTCTCTCGGATCGGGAACTAGAAGGTTTCGCCCCGCGACTGATGATGCTATTGATATAGGTGATGCTACGCATAGATTTGATGATATATTTGCTACAAACGGAACTATAAACACATCTGACAAAAACCAAAAAAACACTATTTTAGAAAGTGATTTAGGTTTAGATTTTATAAATAGGTTAAAACCAAAATCTTATAAGTGGAATAGTAAAACACGTACTCACTACGGCTTAATTTCTCAAGATATAGAAAGTGTATTATCTGATATATCAAAAGAAACCAAAGATTTTGCAGGTTTTATAAAATCACCTAAAGATATTGATGATAAAAATAACACTGAATTTGTATATGGATTAAGATATAATGAGTTTATTTCACCAATGATTAAAGCAATACAAGAACAACAAACCATTATAGAAGATTTAAAAGCAAGAATTGAAACACTAGAAGGGTAAGGGTTACCTACATTATTAAAATAAGAGTAAATTATGAAACAAATAGAACCAATTTCAATATGGCAGAATGGAACAACCAAAACTGCGACACAATTACAAGTACAAGGTACAAGTGTAACTTTAGGAAGTAGTGCATCTTTTTATTGGCAATTGCTAACAGAGGAAGGACATCAAGTATCAAACGGTAACCTCGGAATTAGCGGTGAGCAATACACTGCTTGGGGTGCTGATGATGATTACGTTTACGATATAGTAGCAGAAGATTTGAATTTAACATTAGTTTCTGAAGATTAATTATCTTTGAAGAAAAAAAACTATGAAAATTACAGATCAAGAATTAGAAACACTACAAGAGCAAGAGAAAAAGAAGAATGCAATCGCTCACGATTTAGGAGTGCTAGAATCAAAAAAGCACGATCTTTTAAAATTACTAGATGATGTTAGAGAACATCAAGAAATTACTTTTGAAGATATACAAGAAAATTATGGAAAAATCAGCATCAATCCCGAAACAGGAGAGTACGAAGAAATCAAGGAAGAAGAAACTAAGTAAAAATCTAAGTTACTCAGAGGGAATACATTCAGATACTGCTAAAAAGTTGGGGATTAGCAATGAACCAACAGATGAGCAT